TGCAGCTTCCGCAGGCAACTTCTGATGAATGTAATCATTGAAGAATTGAGCGCCTTTAATCTTGTAGTCAGTCGATTTAAAACCGATTGCACCTTGTTCTTTCTCTTTCTCTGAATAGTCTTGAAGTACAGTTACGACTGTATTCGAAAACGTAACTTGTTTGCCTGATGCTTGGTCGTTAAAGTCGCCCGCAGATTTACGGATGCCTGTAACTGTCATAATTGGGTGCTGTGAATTGTTCATTTGCTCACCTATGCGATTTTGTAGTTGAACTGCGAAACTGGCTCTTCATACCAGTTAGGCAATTGTTGGTTGAAGTCGATTTCTACGAGCTTTACGAATGGAATGATGTTTGATGCCTTCTCATCATGAAGGTTCTGCAAATATGCCTTTGAAAAGCCACATTCACACAATTGGGAAATTAGGTTGTAAAACTGAGACTTACCGTAATTATTTTTAATTTCGTCAAATCCTTTTTCACGGATAAGACAAAACATCGCGAATAAATTACGAACTTTAGTGTGGGAAACCTTGCCAGATTTAGTCATCACAACTTCTGAGCGTTCAATTGTTTCAAGTACACTTGTATCGTCTGTTAATTTCATAGTTTGACCTCGCAAGGCTTCAAAAATGCTATGAGTAGCTTTGTTCCAGAGTGTTTGAAGTAAATCAGGGTTAGAACGTTGAAAATTAATTAATTCAAAGAGATTGGTAGGAATTCCATTACGTTCAAGCCAACGTTTTTTTAAACGCGATTCGAAACGTAAAAGACCGACAGTCCAGTTAATCAAATCCGAATTGGACATAACATCAACAACTCGTTGAGCTGCTTTATCGTTCTTCTTTGCGAGCATTTTATAATCCTCAAATTGAGCGATAAATTCGTCATGCTTCATATAGCACTTGTGATTAACAAGTCTAGAAGTTTGACCTCCCCAATAGACTGAACTGTCGAAACGCTTGTTACTCAAACGAGTCTGGCCATTGCTGACATTACTCAAGAAATCCAGAACTTTTTTAGCCGTGTTCTGGTCTTTCAATCGTGCTGAGTAAGTCACATCAATATGTGAAACCCATGCACGAGGCCAATCTAGCATTCTTGCAAGAAGCGGATACGCTTCATGTAGAAAGCCGATCATTTCCATAGCACCCTGCTCTATATTGTCGCTACCAAAGACGTTATGACCTTGAAGCAATTTCGCAGGCGAAGCCTTGATCTGTACAAAAGGTTCAAAACTAGAATCAAAAAATACCTTCATTGCCATACCCGTGTAATGAGTCGGAACCGACTCGAACGGATGAAATAGCGCAGCAGCAGAAATTGAACCGTCGTCATTCTTATGAACCGAACGCGAAGCAAGTGGTATTTCAATCGAGTGCAAATCGATATCCACAAAAAAGTAACGGCCTTCAGAATCGACTGAAAAAAAGCTCGATTCGAATGGAGCGTTAATGCAAATATGATCTAACATGAAAAAGTTACCAAGTAACCGCGTTTAAAAGATTAAACAAAATTACTAGGTAACTTGTCAACTCGTAAAACGAGTTAATATTAAAAAAGTTACCTAGTTATTTAGTTACAAGGCGTTTACAAATGAGCAAGGTCTATAAAATACGCAGTGAAGAAGTTGAAGACGTTAAGGAAATCCTTATGAAATTCGTCGTACAGAAAAAATCATTGATGGCTGAAAGTGATGTAATTCACGCTCTTATCAAATATCACTTGAAAGATTTGAAAGCTGAAGAAGTCATAAAATACAGACAGGAAGTGTTAGGCAAAGACGAATAAATTCCGAAATATCGGACTAGAGTCCACCATTAGAAGACGTGGACTCCCCTCATCTCCCAAAATTCGCATAATGCAGATTGATGTTAAAAAGCCCCGTGAGGTTGTTTAATCTTCTCACTGGGGCTTAGTAACATAATCTGTGCATCACATTATGCGAACTTTCAGACGCTAAAATAATCCTAGTAAATGTAAGAAGTAGATAAAAAGAATTCCACAAAAAAGGGCGAATATAAAAAAGGTTTTATCTGTCATATTTTGCCAATACCCCAAAAATCACAAGTGTTGATTTTATTCATTTTTTTAATCACCGGTTTCAGCTGCAGTGCATCGAGCACTTGTAACATTATGCCAATTAATCCTCATCCCAGTGCTGCTGCAAATGTGCTTCATAATCCTCTTTTAAAATCAGATTTTGACACATATCGCAGGGAGTATATTTAGTTCTTATTGTCTTCAGTGCAGGCATATTGTCAGATCCACCTGCTCCAAAAATAGTGAAATAAATATCTGTTAATTCGCCCAATGTTAGATCAACAACAATGGGAGTTTTATTATCAAGATCATAACATTTAATTGTCATATACCACCCGTCAAAGTGTCTAGACTACGCCTTGAGACACGCAAAAATTGTACAAGATTTAATTGTTTACTCGATGTGTCTCAATTCCCCTGAAGACACTTTTCAATACCGCTACGTTACATCAAATAGACGGTTTTTTGTAATCAAAGAGAAGAAATTTAGATTTTCAAATTTTCATCAACTTGAGGAGAATGTCCTAATGGTTGCTGTATTGCAGTTTGCTGTTGTTCTTGCTTGAAATAATTGAACGGTCTATCACCTTGCTCTATAAGCTTCTTACAGTCTGATTGGCTCATATCGTGCAAAATGGTGCCCTGTTGAGTGTAAGCAACGTATCTGGCGCCTTTCTTCATACAACCGCTAAAAACAGGCTTAGAAGTGACTGTGTACTCGATTTGAGATTGGTCTACGTCAAAGGGTTTGTTGGGGTTGTACTTAATTGCAATTGTCTCCATCCGGACATCATTTTTAGCTTGAAGATCTGCATTTCTTTTGTCTGGATTCTCAAGGTCTTTACGTTGCTCTGGAGTCAATCCGGATCCATCAATTTGTTTAGGTTTTTGGTCCTTATTCGTCTGTGTAAATGCAGATGGGTTAATCATTTTTTGAGTACCCGGCTTAAGGTATGAATGTACCCCATAAGCTAGGAGAGCAAGGATTGCAAAAATTACATAACCTAACTTTTTAGGCAGCTTCATCTTAACGTGATGAGCAGTTGCAGACTTGTAGTAACTGAATAAATCTTTAGGATATTTAAATAAAAATTCGTTCTCTGCTAGCTCACGAGACGATAAAGATTGAGGTTGCTTTCTTACAGATCTCCAGTAATAAACACTTGCCAATTTTGCGCCATATGGACGGTGTAAATGATAGTGTTCGCCGACCAGATCTAAGACAAATGCATTTAGGAATCGTGGGCTTTGTGTGATAAACCAAATATCGTGGCCAGTATGTCTATGTACTTGTAATTTCTGTACTACATCGTCTTTATTGGCTGACGTTCCAGATCTAAAGCGTTCGTGTTGTTGTGCTTCGTCATAGATAACAATTGAATTTTCTGGAGTGGTTCTCCAGTCTTCAGGTGATTTTTCTACGCCATCAATCTGTAAGCCTTCAATATCGGCATAAATTGGACGCTCAGGAAATTGTTTTTGTAATTCTAGAATCTTTGAAACAACGAATAAGCTTTTCCCAGAGCCTGGAGTACCTGTAACTAGATTAATCATTTTATAAATCCCCATAAGTTAATCCATGCCGTTATGTGCGTGCACGGCACGCCAAACGTCATGGATTAACTTGATAATTTTTGAATGCCAATTTGTGCTGATTTAATAATTGCGTATGTGCTCAAAGCACCTATAAGAATTCCAATTGCTTTATCCCCGCCACACATGCCCAAAAAGGACAATGCAGCAGACGGACCGAAGCTCATATTTGAAGTTGCGCGACCGATATACATAGCGATAAATCCTTGCACAACATTTGTTGTAAAGATGCCAATGCCAGCACCTAGAAGGACACGCTTAAGCGCAGATCCAAGCAGCAAAGTTAATGCTGTATAAAGTATTTTTCCCATTACTCACTATTCCCCCTAGAAAGACCCATAACTATGTAAGCCCCGATTAAATAGGCGGATCCAATGACAAAAGGTCTAATCATGATCATGAAATTACATAGAGGCTCGTATGAGAAAGAAGCCTCTTGAGAGATACCCATAAAAGTAAGTTGAATAGGTTGTGGTTGTGGGCAAGTCTGATCAAAAGTGACACGGCTACCGTCATCAAAACTTAGTGATAAATCTTTAATTTCTGGTTTTGTTTCAGATGTATCTGTAGCTGAGTCATTCAGCCATTTATTCAATGAATCCCAATAACCCGCAACAGTTGCAGGGAAACCAATGGCAACTTGTGCAGCCTGACAGACAGTCGGTGCCCATGAGCAAAAGATAGGGAAATTTAAAGTGATATCTGAAGGTACAGGTTGTGCTGTAGTTGGATCACCAGTTCCCGTACCTGTAGTAACAGGCGTTGAGGTTCCTGTGGCAGTATTTGAAGTCGGAATGGCTTGAGACTGGTTTAACTGCTGAATTACATCATTAGCAGGGACAATTTGTTTTTGTTCATCCTCTAATGCAGTATCAGCAACAGAAGATACAAATGCTTTTCCTTCTGCCTTATTTGCAACTGCATCAGACATAATTTGAGCAGCTACAGCATCATACGGTAAATATTTTTCTTGTTGTTGTGGCGGTGCCTTCGGATCGTAATTAGGATTTGCATAAGTAGCAAAATTAACTACATATGCAATAGAACCATTTTGCATAGTAGCTTTACAATAATATTGACCGTTCCCTGGATCTTTAATAAGTGTCGAAGTTGTAAAAGTTGTAGAAACATTATTGGTTTTTAAACTTAAAGCCGCACACAAAGAATTATCGGTAAGAGTGATTTTCTTACCTAGAAGATCTGGGAAATCTCTAGCTGACGTAACTAGTAAATAATATTGTGTAGTTGGTGCCGTAGGATCCTGAGCATCAGGATTAACAAAGTACTTTACGCGATTATTTGCAGGATCCATGACATAAGAAACTGCACCAATCAGGGTTTTAATTGCAAGATCGACAGCAACAACAGCGCCGACCCTTACAATCATTTTAGAAGCCTGAGCAGCAGATGGTGTGATAGCAGCAGTGCCAGTAGCAAGGTAATTTTTACCATTCAAAACAATGTTTTTAGCACCGTTGTAAGTTGTAGTTGCACCTTGTACAAGAGCTTTAGTTACTGTCCAACCTTCAGCAGCAACAGTATTTGCATTGGCTACTTGATAGAATAGAAAGTTAGGCGCAATGGCTATAATAAAGATCTGTAGCCATGTAATTAACTTAAAATTATCAAAACGCACATTACGAAAACTAAGACGATTAACCATGACATACAAACCCCTCAGTAAAAAAGATGGGGCAACTAGTGCCCCGTTTACGTCTTTTTGTATTACAAAGCTCGGCGGATAATTTTCCACCCTTTAATCGCCACTTGAACAAGTAGATAAGCAGCACCTACTAGACCAACTGGAGTGATTAAATCGCTTAGTTCAGAAGTTACGGGTGCAACATCAATTGCAGCGTTTGCAAAGTTAGTCATTGCTAATGCAGATGCACCAGTAAGGACAACAGCAAGCGGTAAACGCTTAGATTGATTAGTTTGTGGTTGAGTTTGAGCAGTAGTGTTTTGGCTCATGGTTTTTCCCCTTTATTTGAGCATCCGACCAATTTTTTTAAAGCCCCATGCAACAGCAATAAGAATTGCTATAGCTACGGCAATATCACCCGCTTGATCGTTAGTGATTTCGGGTAATCCTAGAAAACCAACTTGTACCCATGTAAGGCATTGGTTTGTAGCCTGATCAATTTGGGCACATTGGTACATTTTTTATATTCCTTACCCCACACACTTTGACATGTGAAAAGCTAAATATTGGCGGTGAAAATATGAGTAACATTTAGGACATTCTGCTTGATTATCCCCTGATATTAATGCTATCTTTTTAATCATAAATTCACCTAAGCTATTGATTTATTTACATATTATACATTATACGAAGTGTTTTATATTTAACACTTTGATTCATATAGCTTTCTTGGCACTAAAATCTAACGATACCAACACAGCCTTTGGCGTTTTGCCTGTAAAATCCCAGTCAAACACCAT